AAAGACCTGACGACGACCGGCGTCGCGGGCCCGTCCATCGACGACATCAAGCGGCGGGAGCAGAGCTTGCGTGATCGGGAAGCGAATCTGGACGCGCGAGAGAAGGCTCTGGACGAGCGAGAAAAAGCCCTGAAAGAGCCCGCTCCAACAAAAGAAGAGCTTTTGAAGGAAGCGGAAGCGCTGGGGCTCAAACTCGATCCGGCCATGAGCGTGAAAAAGATCAAGGCCGCAATCGCCGAGAAAAAAGCCGAACCGCCAAAGGCCGAGTAAATGGGAACCGTAACCCTCGCGTCATTCAAAACCCAGTTCGCCCGGAATTTCACGTTCGGCTCGGCCGTGCCCGATATCATGGACGCGGACATCACGAACGCGATTGCCGAGAAAGACGCGGTTTTTAATTTTTCTTTATATCCTACCGACCGCCCTGAAGCGGGAACGCTCTCCGAGCATTATCTGACGGCGCACTTCCTGACTACCGACGTGGACGCGGCGGACTCGGGCGGACAAACTAGATTACTTCAGACAAGCCGCAGCGCGGACGGGGTTTCCGAGTCTCTGGACATTCCCGACTGGATGAAGCAGGGGGAATTCGCCTTTTACGCCTCGACCTACTACGGGCAGAAATATTTGATTCTCTCGAAACCGTACCTCGACGGCGCGGTATTCTCGGTTGAAGGAGGGACAATGCCATGAACAAAAAACAGGCCAAGGCCACCCGCAAAGGCTACCGCGAGGCCGGGCAACTCTACTGGACGGACGAAATGGCCGCGATGCTCCGCAAGAAACAAAAAGAGCTCATCGCGTATCGCGTGGGGTTTCTTGCGTCCCTCGCGTTCGCCGTGGGCGTTGCCGTACTCTACGCGCGGGCGTTTTGGTGAGTTTTAATATCCGCGACGGGCAATCCGAAATCCGTGGGGATTTTTCCGGGCTTGAAAAGCTCATCAAGGGGCTCAAGGAAGACCATTCCGTCGATATCGGGTATTTTAAGGACGCAAAGACGCCGGACGGGCAGAGCGTGGCCGCTTACATGGCTGCCAACGAATTCGGCTCAGTATCGCGGAAATTGCCCGTCCGTTCGTCCGTTCGTATGCCCCTGGAAAAGAAGCAAAAAGAAATAGCCGCGTATGCTGAAGGGCACGCTCGCGAGCATATCGAGTCGGGCGACGTCAAGGCGATTTTCGAGGACATTGGGATCGCGGGACAGGCCAAGATTCAAGAGGCGTTCGATACTGACGGATTCGGGACGTGGCCGCCCGACTCGGATAAAACTATCGCGCGGAAGGGATCTGATGCGGTGTTGATTGATACCGGCTTGGCCAGAAAGTCAGTGACGTATGAGGTGGATAGATGAGTATACCCCGGGTAGAAAATGCCTTTCGCGGCTGGACCAAGCGCCGCGAGGTGTGGATCATAACGAAAACGGTCGAAAACTTCCTGACCCGGCAAACGGCGGAAATTGTGACAATGGACATCATGGTCGCTCCGCTCAAGCCGGAAGAAGTTCGACGTCTCCCGGAAGACCAGCGGGCGTGGAAATGGTTCGACGTATTGGTAAAAGCGTCCTCTCGGCCGCTCACGGTTGACTGCCAGATAGTCGTGGACGGTATCGTCTACCTCATCGACTCGATCCAAAATTGGAAGGAAGCCGGATACCGGCGCTACCTCGCGACGGAAAACGTCACGGGCGTGAAAACCATGTATCCCGTCACGTATTTAGGGAACGGGAACACGGGGGGCAATCCTCCCGGAAAGTTCGCGTACATGACCGGGGGGATCGCTACGATAGCGGCCAACACCATGACGCGTGACGGATTCGCGTTCGTCGAGTGGAATACCGTGGCCGATGGAACGGGGTCGGGGTACGATCCCGCTGATACGTTGACGATGGGCTCGGCGGCGGTTACACTGTACGCGATATGGGAGGCGGTGGGGTGATCGAATGGATAAGCGTAAAAGATAAACTACCGGAAGAAGGGAAAGATGTTCTTTGCGTTGATAGCAAGGGCGCATTCATTGGTTGTTATCGTGAAGGCGTTTGGTATGATATAGATAGTTGTGGTTTACGCCCAACTCACTGGATGCCGTTGCCGGAGACACCCAAATGACCATCACCCAATGCGGACAGCTTCTCGGCACGATCCTCGCGGCCTATACCGGAATAAATCCCGCGCGTATCATCCTGAAAAACGAAAAGTACGACGCCCCGAAAGACGGCACCCCCTATATCCTGATCGACTATGACGGCATGGCGGGCATGGTAGGTATCGTGTCGAAAAAGAACTATTCAACCAATATGGAAACCATGTCGATGTCCGCGCACGAGCGTTTTGCTGTGGAACTCTGCGGGTTCGGGCAGGAAGCGACCGACCGGAAGAATGAAATACCGATGGCCTTGCGCTCTTCCATCGCTATCAGGGCGGCGGAAGATGCCAACTGCGCTATTTACGTTGCCGGCCCGACGCTTGACCTTTCCAGTATCGAAGGAAGCTCCGCCTTGCGCCGTTACCGAATACCGGTTATTATGAGTAATCTTGATACTAAGACCTTGGCGGAAACGATGATCGACAAATTCGTGACGCCTACAATCGAAACGGAGGCCTAAACATGGCGGGAAAGCTCAGTATTTCCAATTTTATCCAAGTGACGCTCTTGGCGGCACTGCGCGGGCTCGCGGATGTGAACACCTCCGCGCTCGCGTTTTTCGCGGACGAGGTCCCGATCCCGTCGAATTACGGTGACTACGGGATTTATACCGGGCCCGATGGAGTGGCCGACGACTTCGGCGCAAGCTCGGACGCGTACCGTATCGCGGTATCGGTGTTCAGCCAGTCGCCGAACATTATGAGCGCGGGCGGATCCCTCGTTATCATTCCCCGGCTTGCCGCGGCCACTGCAAGTGCGGCAACCATCTTGGGAACCGGCCCGGTCGACCTGACGGCGTTAAAAGCGACCGACTATAAAATCAGTCTGGCAATCGACGGCGGAGCCGATGCGGACATTACCATCGGGGCAATCGACTCAACTTCCCTGCTCACGGCGACCGCTTCGCTCAATCCCTACGCGCTCGAAACGGCCGGGGCGATTATTGAAGTGACCGGCGAGCTCACGGCGGCGCTGATTACCCTGAAATCCGATACCGCCGGTGCAACGTCCGCCCTGACCGTCGGCTCGGCGGCCGCGACCGATATCGCTCCCAGCTTAAAATTGGCCGGGTCCGCGACAGGTGCGGCGACGGGAACCGAACGGCTCAAGGACGCAGTCCTCCGGGCTTCGGCGCTCGTGCCGTTCTTTGGGATTATCTCGACCGACAAGCCTGCCGATGCGCTCTTTTTGGAGACCGCGAAAACCATACAGACGATGGATAAACTATGGATCGTCGGTTCTCCGACCGTAGCAGATATCAAAGGCGTGTTTACCACGATTCTGAATGCAGGACTCACGCATACCCGGTGCCTGTTTTATTCCTCGTCCGCTGATGACGCGTTTGATTTTGCGGCGGGTTACGCGGGGCGGGGACTTTCGATTGACTTCTCGGGATTCAATACGGCGCACACGATGCACGGCAAGGAAATCGTCGGCATGGTTGCCGATCCCGGCATGACGCAGACCGTACTTACCGACTGCAAGAATGCCGGCGTTGATTTCTACGGTGACTTTGGCGTTCCGAAAGTCTTTGCCTCCGGGGCGAATCAGTTTTTTGATCAGATTTATTCCCGCCTTGCGTTCAAGCTCCGGCTGACCATCGCGGGATTCAATTTCCTGACCACGACCAACACCAAGATCCCGCAGACCGAGGAAGGGATGAACGGGCTGAAAGGCGCATATCGTAAGGTTTGCCAGCAGTTTGTCCAGGCGGGTGTTTTCGCTCCCGGAACGTGGAATTCCTCGACGACCTTTGGAAAACCCGAAGATCATATCAGGAATATCGCCGGTTTTGGTTATTACATCTATTCCATGCCGATTTCCCTGCAGTCGGCAATCGATCGCGCGGCCCGCAAGGCTCCTGCGACGTACATTGCCTGTAAGGACTCGGGTGCGATCCACTCGGCCGATGTCTCGGTGATGGTAGAGGCGTAAAACAGAGCTCGCCGCAAGGCGGGCTTATCTTTAACTTAAGAAGGTAATACATGAGCGTAGCACTTACCGGAAAAGATACGACCATTCTTGACACCCGAATGCTTACCGATTTTGGCACAGGGGACGTCGTCAATATCGAAGCCCCGAACAATCTGGTCGAGCTTAAGCAGGGAAAAAACGGGAATGCGGTTTATGCCTACAATGCTTCGGGAAAGCAGGTAAACGTCACGGTCCGCGTAATTCGCGGGTCCGGAGACGACAAGTATCTTGCGTCCAGGATGCAGGAATATATCAACGACCCCGCGGGCTTTATCCTCATTTCGGGCGAGTTTATCAAACGGTCGGGCGATGGCGCCGGAAACATCACGAACGAGGTTTACCCCCTTTCTGGCGGTGTTATCCAGAAATTGTCGGGCGGAAAAGAAAACGTCGAGGGAGATACCGAACAGGCGATTTCTATTTACGTTATCGTCTTTGCGAATGCCGACCGGGTCTTGGGGTAAGATATGAAAATTTCAGGAGTGGAAATTCATATCGAGCTCGCGGAATTCAGGG